AGTAGCAGAAACTTCCAGCTGTAAAACATTTACAAATTATTCTACAATTCAACATGCCTAGTAGAAAGAAGTAGGGGGTAGCACCAAGCGCGGCAGGTGGGGGGGTCTGGCTACTAGGGGTCCCTAACAATCTCTAAAACAAAATATTTTTACCACCGGTTTGGAATATTAAAATACAGTTGTATATTTGTCATGCTATATTATTTGGTTAATACTGGTACAAAGGTCTGGAGTTGAAAGCCCGGGCCTTTGTTATTTTATTATATTTGTTGTATGGAAAAATGGAAAGTATTTTGCTTATGTGTATTTGGTATATGCATAGGTTTGGCTATAGGGTATCTTATGACGGGATGTAAGTCTACTCAAAAGTGTGATGCTTATAGTAAGACTAGTATCCGGAAATAATTTGTATATTAAAGTAAAAGGATATGTGTTATACTAGAGAGCAAATAGAACGTGCTGTAAAAGCTAAAGGTTATAAGTGGTTTGAAGATGCTGCTAATAAAGGGTATGATGTTAATGTTGTGGGTGTCCGCAATAATTCTCCAGCAGTTTATAGAAAAGTAACCAATGTATTTGATGATTGTATTACCATTACATTTAAGGATAGCTTAGGTAACTGGAACTTTTTCTGCTGGAATGCAACTACTGACCCTGGTAAAAAAGGTGTACAACAATTCCACAATGCCAAGGGTGTAGCAAGACTAGTACCTGGGCAGTATAGATCAACATGGATGGTTGATAAACACCAAGGTAAGTATGATGCATTATGCCAGAGACTAGGCAATGTTACTGTATGGAGAGATGCTAATAAAGATTTAGTGTTTGATGAAAAGGTAAAAGATACTGGCATATTTGGAATTAATATTCACAAAGCAGGTACAGATAGTACATGGGTAGAGAATTGGAGTGAGGGATGTCAAGTGTTTAAAAGAGTAAAAGACTTTAATGAGTTTATGTCCATATGTAAAAGGGCAGCTAAGATACATGGCAATAAGTTTTCTTATACTTTGCTAGAGTCTACAGATATCTAAAACTAGTATTATGAAAGAGTATGATATGGGTAAATATATCTTAATAGCTGGTAATAATGCTACTGAGATATTTGATTACTATGACGTTACAGAAATGCACGGGTTAAACCGTAAAGATGCTCAAGCTGAAGAAGTAGATAAGACTGTTGGCAATGGGGTTTATATTTATGGACTTACTAACTATGATCCTGCTGATAAAAAACTAACAGCAAAAGCTCCATACAAACCTTTTCTATTTATTAATCTAGGGACATTTAAGAAATACTCTCTTACAGAGAAAGCCACAGCTGTTATGCATGAAACTATGCATATGAGTCTTCTACTAAATAACTGGAATATCAAGGATAAAGAAGAAGAAGCTATTACCTTTGCTGAGGATGAAGCAAACAAAATAATTGAAAAGCTAGGATTCAGTACAAAGGAACAACCAAAGAAAAACTTCTTTAAGAAATAATGGCATACATAGAACACAACTTCTTTCCTCTCAAGGTATTTGTTAGGAATGAGTACATGTACCAAGGTACAAAAGGTCATGGAGAATTTACCCCGGGGGTAATTATATCTGTAAGATGTCTACCAGGACAAGCAGCATTGTTCCAGGTATTGTTAGAGAATGGCGTACTTAGAGACAAGTTACCAAGTCATGCCCTACTAACTAAGCCAGAGTTACCAGATCCAGATCTACCATTTCACTTTCTACAGATATGGAATTGTTTCTCTTATAACTTTACTTTGTTACATCTATCATATTTGTATGATGCACCAGTAGAAGTATATATGAAAGATCACAAGTTCTACCCAGGTAGTTACTATGCAACAATAAACTGGGGTAGCGGAGATATTAATACTGACATATCTTTAGCAGAAGACCCATTAGAACACAAGAGTCATCATGTGATTTTATTAGATAATGGGCAGATAGCATTACAACCAAATAATAGAATCAAGTGGTCTGAACCAAGTTTTGTAACTAAACCATTCCCTGAAAAACCAGATTACTTAGTTAATAAAGATTACTATAACTGTGAGGGATTTGATAAGTGGCATACAGAAGATTCAGAAAGAATGTTTTATGATAACGAATAATTGAGTATATTATATAGTACTTAATTATTTATATCATGGCAAAAATAAAAGAAGCTCCAAAAAAAATAGTTGCAGTAAAAGTATCCCGTCCAGGAGTACATGCTAAAACTAAAATTAGCAAACTTAAAGCAAGCAAGAATTATAAAAAGTTATATAGAGGACAAGGTAAATAAATTTTTTATTTATATTTGTCTGTGACTCTAGAAGAAAAAGTACTTTGGGAAAAGGCTACTACTCTTGCAGAAGACAACTTGCAAGCTAGAGAATTATTTGAAAAATTAAAAACCAATACAATGCAACTAAAAGGAAAAAGGGTTTTATTAAATAAACCAGAAGTAAAAGAATCTCAATTTGAATTAAGTGAGGCTGACAAGCTTGCACTTGAAATGGATATGAGAAAGACATGGACTAAACTAGAAGTTTATGCAGTAGGGGATGAAGTATCAAGTGTAAAGGTGGGGGATAAAGTGTACATGGGAATTACCGGGTTACAAGCATCTGAAGCAGTAGAGCTTGAGGATGGAATGAAGTTAATGGTTGCTGAAAGAGATATTGCAATTGTATGGTAAACTTTACACAAGAATCAGAAGATCTCTATCAAAGTAAAATGAGTACACCTTTTGATAGAATAATATCTAAAGAGATACCATTAAAAGATAGAATTATAAATCTTGATAGGCCTAAGTATTATGGTGGTGCAGGGAATACTTATGAAGTATTTAATGTATTAGAAGCTTGGGGTTTAGATGAAGATTTCTATCTGGGGAATGTTATAAAATATTTAGCAAGAGCGGGTAAAAAAACTTCTAGTAAGAAAGAGGATTTACAAAAAGCTTTAGTATATTTACAAAGAAGAATTGATAGATTATGAGTGAGCAAGTAGCTTTTAAAGAAACTAAGATCTATTCTTTTGGAGATATCTTAGTTGGTTTAGATAAAGAAGAATTTACAGAGACAGAAGAAATTTTAGAAATAAGAAGATCAATTTCTAAGATAGCTGAGATGTTAAAAGAAAATTATAACCAATCTAAATCTCCAGTAAAGAGTTTATTATTTGATCAAGCAATTGGCCAAATTACAGCTGCTCAATTAATTGTTGAGAAGCTATTAAATATGAAGTAATGAAGGTTTTATCTATCATAATGTTATTATCTGCAATAGCAATATTATGGATGGTTGCACATGTGATGTATAAACCTGCATATGACAAACTCAAAAAAGAATATGTATCAGATGAAGATAGTATTAAACTGGCAATAGTCTGTGTATTCTTTATGTTGTTTTTTGCATTTACCATTGGCCTACTACTTTAGCCTGTTCTCTTCTTTCCAATGGTTTACTTCAGGCTATAATCCCCAGTTGCAAAGCTGGGGATTTTTTTGTATATTAGTTTATGGCAGAAATTATAAATCAGGGTCAAGTAAGTGTTTTAGGTACAGTAATATATACTGGTATAGCCGGACCCTTATCTACTAAAATAACATTATTAAAGTTTTATAATCCAGCAGCTTACATACTTACCTTAACTAGATATGATGCTTTAACAGCATCTACTGAAACAATATATGAATTTAATCTATCTGCTGGGGATTCAGTTACTGATAATACCATATATGCCCTAAACCCAGGAGATCAATTAATTGTATATAGTGATATAGTAGGAACATCATACTATGTTTACGGTACAGATTATGCTCAATAGATATGCAAGTAATAGATAGTAATGGTAATGTATTTGGTGGTGGGATTGAGATAACTGGTCCTGATGGTAAACCAAAAACTACTGGTGGAGGTGGTGGATCTCCTACTGGACCAGCAGGTGGGGACCTTTATGGTACTTATCCTAACCCAGGAGTAGATTGGAATTTAGGAGTATCTACATATAATATGTACTATTATCCATTAAGTTCAAATCCTGCAGGTTATTTAAACGCTATATCTGGGTCTATGGTTACCAGTGCTCTTGGATATACACCATATGACTCAGCCAATCCAGCGGGATATATTAATTCTACTGCACTAACACCATATTTAACTTCTGCTACTGCAGCAAGTACATACTATCCTTTAACTAATCCTTCTGGATATATTTCTGGAATAACTAGTTTAATGGTAACAACCGCATTAGGGTTTACACCATATAACAGTACTAATCCAGCTGGATACATTACAAGTGCAGCTCTCTCAGGTTATTTAACTTCTGCTGTAGCAGCTAGTACTTATTATCCACTTACAAATCCTAATGGATATATCACAGGTATAACAAGTTTAGATGTAACAACTGCACTAGGATACACACCATATGATTCTAGTAACCCAGCTGGTTACTTAAATGCCATATCAGGATCAATGGTTACTAGTGCTTTAGGGTATGTTCCCTATGATAGCAGCAACCCTTCAGGTTATATTTCAGGAATTACAGCTTTTGATATTACTACTGCTCTTGGTTATACACCCTATGATAATGCTAACCCTGCTGGTTATATAACATCATCTGCTTTATTACCTTATCTTACATCAGCAACAGCAGCAAGCACATATCAGCCAATACTTAGTTTAACTACTACAGGTACGTCAGGTGCAGCTACACTTACAGGTTCTACTTTAAATATTCCTAATTATACATCAACAGAATCACTAATAGATACTCAAATTTTCTTATCTAGTGGTGTATGGACAAAACCTGCTAATGCAAAATATGTTGAAATTTATTTAGTTGGAGGAGGTGGTGGAGGTGCTTCAGGTAGAAGAGGTGCAGCAAGTACAGCTAGATATGGCGGTGGGGGTGGGTCTTCTGGTTCTTTTAACATTGCTAAAATAAATGCAAACAACTTAGGGTCTACAGAAAATGTTTGGATTGGTGTTGGTGGAACAGGTGCTTCAGCTATAGGAGTCAATGATACTAATGGTGCAGCAGGAGGAACAGGAGCACCATCTTTCTTTGGAGGAACAGGTGTTTCTACTACAGCAAAACTTAGTACTGGAAATGGATTTGGTGGATTAGGTGGAACTGCAGCATCACAAGGTAGCTCTGGTATTGGTAACTCAATAATGTTTGGTGTAATTTATACTACATCAATTTTTGGTACTGGTTCTGTTGGACCAGCTAACTTTTCTGGAGGTACAACAACTTATATATCTAGACCATTAATGGCTGGTGGACAAGGAGGAGGTCTTAGCACAGTAAATGCTACTAATACTGGTGGAGGTATGAACTTAACAGGTCTTGCTACAGCTCAAATAATAGCAAGTGTTACTGTATCTGGAACTGTAGGTGCAAGTGGTAATAATGGCAGTTTAATAACTAATAGCCCTTCCGGATTGTTTTTCTCAACTGGTGGTAGTGGTGGAAATTCAGGAGATGCTGCGGGCACAATAGCTGGTGGAAAAGGTGGTAACGGTGGACCTGGTGCTGGTGGTGCTGGTGGTGGTGCATCTACAAATGGTGCAAACTCAGGTGGTGGAGGAACTGGAGGAAATGGGTTTTGTATAATTATAACTTACTTCTAATGTTAAGAGTAGCAATAATAGTAGATAATAAGGTAGAAAATATTATAAGTATAGAAGAAGAAAATCTATACATGCTTTCAGAAACAACTTATATCATTTCTGACATATTAGAAATTGGGGATATAATATCTTAATTAATTTGTTATCTAAATAATTTTCATTATATTATAGATATAATGTATATAATTATTTAGAAATGGACATTTTAAATTTTATCTCTTGGATTAGAGGACGTAGAGTGGTTAACTCTGTTGATCCTAATAAAACATTACTACCTGTAGCTCTTCAAGATGATAGAAGAGATGATGAATATTTAACAGGTGCAATTTCTGTACAAAATTTTACAACACAAGTTGCAGCAAATATACCAGCTGGTGCACAAGGACCAATTGGACCTCAAGGTGTACCAGGACCAGTAGGACCAGCAGGGCTTAACTGGCAAGGATCATGGTCAGCAGCTGGAGTTTATGTATTAAATGATGCAGTAGGTTTTGGTGGAGCATCATATTTTTGTATTAATCCTGTTGGACCATCTCCTACAAACCCTGCTACAGATCCTTTAAATTGGGCTTTATTAGCTTCTCAAGGAGCCACTGGTCCCCAAGGTCCTCAAGGAATCCAAGGTCCTGTTGGACCTGCAGGAAGTTCAAATCCTAATTTTAGCGCAGTACCATCAGGATTAGTTTCAGCATCTTCACCATTTAATACAGTTGTTTCTTTTTCAACAATACCGGCTAATACTTTTAATAATTCTATTAGACCAATTTTTGCAATTAAAACTGCTTTACAAAAAATAGCATCTGCAAACACTATGGTTGTAAGAGTGTATGTTTCAAATAATGTTCCTTTTCAAGGAATTGATTATTTTACTGCAGGAGCAACATTAATTGCTGAAGTTGATACAGCAACTAATGGCTCAGGTCAAAAAATTGTAAAAATTGAAAAAGATATTTTCTTTTCAGGATCAACTTTACAATTTTTACCATTGGGTCTTCCAAGTGATGGCTTTTCAGATTCTGGAATTGGAGCAAATGCAGCTACATATAATTCAAGTATATTTGATAATGGTATGTCAGTTGGAACAATTGATTGGACTCAAAACATATATGTTGTAGTTACAGTTCAATCAAGTGCAACAGACCAAATTGGAGCTAGATATTTATCAGTTGTAAGAATTTAATAATAATATATAAAAACAAAAAGTCATGGATGTTTTAAATTTTATCTCCTGGATTAAAGCAGGAAACTATAGAGAAACTCTTCCAACAGATGTTCCTAATCTATTGGCAATTGGATCAAAAGATGTAACTAGAGATGATGCTTGGTTACCATTAGCAGTAAATGCAGGACCTTTACAATCTTTGTATAATACAGGTACTGTAACTCAGTTAACTTCTATTACAACGGCTGTAACATTGGATACATTAAACGGTGTAATAACTACTGTATCTTCTACATTAGCTGCAAATGCTAAAACATTTTTTACAGTAAACAACTCAAACATAACTGCTACATCACGCATTTTAGTAAGTGTGCAATATGATGAAGCTGCAACAGGAATTCCTGTAGTTGGTGTATCTGATATTGCTGCTGGATCATTCAAGGTTGTTATAGCAAATGGTGGAAATGCTGCATTAAACAATATAGTTAAAGTACACTTTATGATTATTAACTAATAGATGTTAAAATACTTTTGTCGGGGCATTTATTGTCCCGGCAATATATTTAATAATCTATAAAAACACATAATCATGTCAGTAGGCAACCTAAAAGATTACGGGAATAAAGGGAATAATTTTCCTTGGCAATTGAAAATGTTGCAAGGGTTAGATACTATTAATAGTAGTATAGTAACCGGTAACATTACAAATGCCAATTCAATGGCTATTGATGCCTTTGGAAGGCAAAGAGTTTCTAGTCCTTTGACATTATTTGATTCATCTCATAGATATAAAGATAATGGTTTGTGGGCAACATCCACTGCTAGTGGGGGTGCTGCTGTATTTAGTACAAATGAAGGACTAGTAAACTTAAATGTAAATACTACAAATGGTTCACAAGTACTAAGAGAAACTTTAAAAGTGTTTTCCTATCAACCTGGAAAATCACTTTTAGTTTTTAATACATTTGTGATGGCTCCTGCTCAAACTAACTTAAGACAAAGAGTTGGTTATTTTGGAACTGATAATGGAATATATCTTCAGTTAAATAATCAAACATTAAGTTTTGTAGAAAGAAGTATAGTTACTGGTATAGTTACTGAATCTGTAGTAAATCAATCTGCTTGGAATGTAGATACTTTAGATGGTAATGGTCCTTCTGGTGTAGTTCTGGATATTACTAAAGCACAAATATTATTTATGGATATTGAGTGGTTAGGTGAAGGAACAGTAAGAGTTGGGTTTATTATAGATGGTGTATTTTTATTATGTCATAAGTTTAACCATGCCAATCTTGTTACATCAACTTATATTACTACAGCATCTCTTCCAATTAGATATGAAATAACAAATACTGGAGTTACAGCAAATAGTAGCACATTAAAACAAGTTTGCTCTACAGCAATTTCAGAAGGGGGATATGAACTTAGAGGTGGACAACAAGCTGTTGGTACACCAATTACAACACCTAGAACATTTGCTGCTGCTGGAACATTTTACCCTATGGTAGGCATTAGATTAAAATCTACTAGATTAGATGGTATTGCTATTCTTACTGCTGTTTCAATATTAGGTTTAGGTAACGGTAAAAACTATGCATGGAGAGTTATTCAGGGAGCTACAATAACTGGTGGAGCTTGGGTTTCTGCTGGAGTTGATTCTTCTGTTGAATATAATTTAACAGGAACATCAGCTGCAGGGGGTAGAGTATTAGCACAAGGATATGTAAACTCTTCTAACCAAGGTTCTCCAAGTATTAACATATTAAAAGAAGCTTTATTTGCTACTCAACTAGAAAGAAATACATTTACAGGAACAGCGTTTGAAATAGTAATTGAAATGGCTATTGATACTATAGGAGGAACTTTAGGAGCTTATGCTTCAGTAGACTGGGAAGAAGTAAGTAGATAATTAAAATAAATAGAAATTATGTCAGTAGGAAATTTAAAAGATTATGGAAATAAAGGAAATAACTTTCCATATCAATTGCAATCACTTAAAGGTTTAGATTGTGCTTGTAATGAATTATCAGAAATTAATACTAAAAACACATTTAGTAATTTAACAATAAGCACTTTTACAGATGTTACAGCTCTTGGATTAGCTGCTCAAATTCAAGCTTTATTTGTATCTAATCCCAATAGTCAATTGATATCTCAAAATATTGTTTATGACGGTGTTGGTGTTGTTGCATTTATTATACACACTGTATAAATGAAAAAGTTTTTATTTTTTTTATTACTGATTGTAATAGTTACAAGTTGCTCAATAGAAAAAAAATTAGCTAAATACTGTCCACTATGTACTCAAAAAGATAGTACAGTTACAGTAATACAATATAAAGATACCACAATAGAAATTCCAGGAGAAACTGTATTTATAGAAGATACTTTATTTTGTGATTCTCTTGGTAATGTTTATGCTTCTAGACTATCTGAAAAAGATGGAACAATACTTAAACTTCAAGCTAGAATAAAAGACAATAAATACAAAGTAATTGCTAAGACAGATACTATTTATAAACTTGTACCTGGTAATACAGTTTATAAAACACAAGTAGTAACTAAAACATTAAAGCCTGAAAAGATAAAATATATCCCGGGTTGGGTAAACTTCCTGGCATGGATTGGCGGTATATGGTTAATAATTATTATATTATATATTATATATCGTCTGATTAAAGCTCAAATACCTGCAATATGAAAACAAAATTAACTCTTGTAACCTTGTCAATCACATCATTCTTTGCACCAATAGAGCTAATGGCTCTTGTTCTAATGCTAATTATCTTTGTAGATACTGTAGTTAAATTAATTTCTCTTAAGAAAATTGCTAAAGAAACTAATAGAAAATATAGAGAGGTATTTAAGTCAAGAATACTTAGACAAGGATATGTATATAAAGCTTTAGGATATTATATTACTGCAGGAGTAGTTTTTCCTTTAGACTATTATGCATTAACTCCATTTATCAATGGACTGCTAAAGTTTTTAAATTTTGATTTTGTTATAGGAGTGCCTGCTATTCTTACTAATATTTTACTTGGTATATTCTCAATTATAGAACTTGCATCTATTAATGAAAACTGGTTTGATATTACAGGTAACAATGTTCTTAAAAAAACATGTGATACTGTAAAGAAATTAAGAAAAGGTCTAAAAGACGCATCAGACACTTATAAAGACATCAAGAACTAATGAAACTAGATATTAGTAAAATTGTTCAAGCAAGATTAGATAAAGATCAGTTCTATGCTGAAGAGTCTAAAAAGACACAAATCTATCTGCATCATACAGCGGGTGGAGGCAATGCAGTAGCTGTATCACGGTACTGGAATAGTAATGATACAAGAATAGCAACTGCATTTGTTATTGGTGAAAATGGAGATATTGTACAATGCTTCTCATCTAAACATTGGGCTTGGCACTTGGGAATAGATTCAGAAGACTTTACTAAGAACGGTGCAAAATATCAAAACTTAAATAAACTTTCTGTAGGTATAGAAGTTTGTAATTGGGGACCATTAAAATTCCGCAATGGTAAATACTATAACTATGTAAATGGTGTGGTTAAACCAGAGAATGTAACAACTCTTGAGACACCATTTAAAGGTACCAAATATTGGTACAAATATTCAGATGCACAGATTGAATCTTTAAGACAATTAGTAGAATACTTATGTGAAACATATGATATTCCTAAGACTTACAGATCAGAAATCTGGGCAATAGATAGAGAAGCCTTTAAGGGGGTTCCTGGAATATATACACATAATTCAGTAAGAAAGGATAAGAGTGATATGTATCCAGATCCTAAAGTAATAGAAATGTTAAAAAACCTATAAAATGAAATTTAGAAACTCTTGGAAATCATCCACAAAACAGTGGGATAAAATAATGATAAGAATAAGATTATCATCATTAGATATTTTTTCTTTTGAAATGGATATATCTAGAAACTTTTACTTACTTACTATATTAAATCTTACCATTAAGAATAGATAATATTACTTAAACTTCTCTAAGTAAGGTGATCCAGGTATATAGTATGCCTGGATTTTTTTATTTAAACTTGTTTTATTTAAACTTTTTATATATATATTTGTGTAAACTAATATAAATTAAAGTCTTATGGAAACAAACCAACAACCAGAAATGCAACTAACTCCTGAACAGTTAGAAGAGCAAAAAGAAAAAATGCTAGAGTTTTATCAAACTTCTATGCCTTATTTAAGAGCACAATTAGATTATGAAGAAATGCTTTTAAAAATTGATGAAGCAAGATTTAAAAGATCTAGTATTCAATATCAGTATGCTATGATGATGGCTCCTCAACAAGAAGAAGCAGATGAAGAAAGAGGTTCAGATTTTGATATTGATAAAGAGTCTAATACAGCAGATCAAGGAAAGAGAAAGCTTAAAAGAGGCTAGTCATGGCTATAGTAAATCAAGTACAGAAGCGTGTAAGAATGCCTAAGTGGGATGTGGTTAAGTTTCAAATACTTACCCACTGCTATATTAATAGAATCAACTTAAGTGACTCTGACCTTAACTGCTTGACCTTACTAAGTTTTAATGAGCCAATAGAATTAACACATTTTTGTTATGATGCATCTTCAGAAGAAGAGCCTATTTTCAAGTCTCCACAAACTGTGAGAAACTGTATAAATAAAGCTGAGAAAACAAACTTAGTTGTTAAAGATGAGGAAAACAAAAAATTAATTCGGATAAATCCAAGTTTAAAAATTCAGACAACAGGTACTATTTTATTAGACTATAAATTTTTAGGAGATGAATCCCAGAAAGCCTAAAAGAATATATCAAGAAGTTGCAGAAGAATTAAATATTGATAAGGATTTAGTAGAAGACTTAGTAGAGTTTTATTACAAAGATGTCAGAAGTTTATTATCTAATTTAGAATATCCTAGAATAAACATAGAGGGTCTTGGTCATTTTGTTTCAAAACCAAAGATGGTATATGGATCAATAGAAAAGATATCAAGAATATTAAAAGAACATGACACATCTACATTTAAAGCTTATCATAATAAGAAAGCACTAGAAAATAAATTAGAACTACTATTGAAATTAAATCTTAAGATTCAAGATCAAACAGAAAAAAGAGAAGCTTTTTTTAAAAACAAGAATAAATGAAAAATGTACTTAATCTAATCTGGCAAAATAGATCACAAATATTTGAGGGTATTAAAAACTCTGTCATTAGAGATGAGACAGTAGAAGAAATATCTAGACTCAGATATGATATTTGTGATGAATGTCAACATAAAGGTAAAAAGTGTGCTGTAAAAGGAACGGCTCCATGCTGTAATGAGTGTGGATGTTCACTAGCCTTTAAAACTAGATCTTTATCATCAGAATGTCCATTAGGTAAATGGCAAGCTATTATTACTGAAGAACAAGAAGAAGAATTAGAAAAACTATGAGTATAGTATTTAATGCCAAGGATCATAGCTATAAAAGCAATGACGGCTCAGAGATTAATTGGATAAGTGTTACTACACTTGTATCTCATTTTAAAAAACCTTTTGATGCTGAAAAAGTAGCAAAAAAGGTTTGTAAGAATAAGAGATCTAAGTGGTTTGGTTTTTCACCAAAAGATATTATATCTATTTGGAATGCAGAATCAGAAAGAGCAGTTACTCTTGGTACATTTTATCATAATCAAAGAGAGGCTGACTTATGTTCTTTAGCTTCAATAGAAAGAGAAGGTGTTACAGTTCCAGTGTTTAAACCTAATGATTTAGCAAATGGAATTAAGACAGCACCTTCACAAAAATTAGAACCAGGCGTGTATCCAGAGCATATGGTTTATCTTAAATCAGCAGGCATCTGTGGTCAGTCAGATCTCGTAGAAGTAGTTAATGGTAGAGTAAATATTATTGATTACAAAACTAATAAAGAGATTAAGACTGAATCTTACAAAGATTGGGAGGGAGTTTCTGAAAAATTACTCCCTCCTATATCTAACTTAGATGATTGTAATTTTAATCACTACAGCTTACAGTTAAGTATCTACATGTATATGATACTAAAACATAATCCTAAATTGCAACCCGGAAGAATGTTTATTCATCATATACTATTTGAAACAGAGGGGGAAGATAGATATGGGTATCCTTTAACAAGCTATGATGATAATGGTGATCCAATTGTTAAAGATGTAGTTCAAATGGAAATACCATATTTAAAAGATGAAGTAACAGCTATTATGCATTATTTACATGATAATAGAAACAATATTAAAAAGAAATGATTGTAAAACTATTTGACATACAGAATGGTAAAGTAATTCCAACAGAACATTGCTATACATTAAAGGCATTAAAAGATGTTATGGATAATTATCCTGATAATTATATCAAGATATATCAATACTTGTTTTATATGACTTGCCCTAACCCAGACTTGAACCCATTCTTTTATACACCAGAAGTAGATAAAGAGTCACTTATACTTGAACAGATAGATGCTGAGTTCTCTACAGAAGATCAGGATATATTTATAGCCTTACAGTTTTGCCAAAGAATGTATGAAACACCTACATCTAGAGCATATAAAGGTATTGCATCCATGTTAGACAGATTAGCTAAGTATATGGAGACTACACCTATCTCACATGGTAGAGATGGTAATATTAACTCTCTGGTAGCTGCAGCTAAAAACTTTGAACAGATTAGAGCATCATTTAAAGGTGCATATAAAGATCTACAGGAAGAACAATCTAGTAGAGTAAGAGGTGGTATTGGAATGGCATATGATCAGTAATGGAAATATTTGAAAATATACCAACCTATGATAATGGAAATTGGACTATTACAGACTTTTCCTCAAGAGAGGAATTTTCTAAGTTTGTAAGAGATATTTTTGATGAACCCGGTAAATATAAATTTGATGAAACTAGCTTACTATTTAATACAGAATCAAGAAAGTTTAGAGACAATGGATACTATTGTGACGCACCCTTTAAATCCAAAGATTTTATCAATTACTGGGATGATCAAAAACTTAGATGTAGAAGAGGAGTTATCTATAAGTCAGGAGAAAACACCTGGTACCTTACAAGAGATTACTACATGTGGCTTAACTTCTTACCAATATTTGATAAAGAACAACAAATTTTTGACTTTGCTAAAATACGTGACGCCCAGTATCACATGGCCCTCTATGAACTATTGGCAGAGCTCAACTATAAGCATGTAGCTATTCTAAAAAAAAGACAGATAGCATCTTCTTATTTTCACATGGCCAAACTATTAAATCAGATTTGGTTTGAATCTGGGGTTACTTTAAAGATAGGAGCAAGTCTTAAAGACTATATAAATGAGAAAGGTTCATGGAAGTTCTTAGATGAATATGCTGCTTTCTTAAATGAGCATACCGCATGGTATAGACCAATGACACCACATAAGGTAATGATGTGGCAGCAAAAGATTGAAGTAAGAAAGGGAGATAGAAAAAATGAAGTAGGTCTCAAAGGTACAATGCAGGGCATGTCATTTGAGAAAGATCCTACAAATGGTGTAGGGGGTCCAGTAAAATTCTTCTTCCATGAGGAGGCTGGTATTGCACCAAAGATGGATCAAACATATGAGTATATGAGGCCAGCAATGAGATCTGGTTTAATTACTACTGGTATGTTTATAGCTGCAGGATCAGTAGGAGATTTATCTCAGTGTAATCCCCTTAAGGATATGATTCTAAACCCTACATCTAAAGATATCTATGCGGTAGAAACAAACTTGATAGATAGCAAAGGAACAGAAGGTCTCTCAGGATTGTTTATTCCTGAGCAATGGTCTATGCCACCACATATAGATCAATATGGTAATTCACTTGTAGAAGAAGCATTAGTTGCACTTGAGAATCAATTTGAACAGTGGAAGAAAGATTTATCTCCAGAAGACTACCAGTTAAGAATATCTCAGCACCCTAGAAATATTGAAGAAGCATTTGCACATAGATCAGTCTCTGTATTCCCAACACATCTGGTAGCAGCACAGCAGAGAAGAATAGATGAGAAAGAATATGCATATGAATTCTTAGATATATTCTATGATGAGAATGGAAAGCCAAAAGTTAAGGAAACTAATAAGCTGCCCATCATGCAGTTTCCCGTATCTAAAAAATTAGAAGATAAAACAGGTACTCTTGTTGTATGGGAAAGACCGGTTAAGGATCCAGAGTTCGGACAGTATTATGCTTCTATTGACCCTGTATCAGAAGGTAAGACAACTACATCAGATTCATTGTGTTCTATATTTGTAATGAAAGCCCCTATACAAGTAACTAGACATACGGGTGTAGAAACAGAAACATATATAGAACAAGATAAAATTGTTGCATCATGGTGTGGTAGATATGATGATATAAATAAAACACATCAGAAGTTAGAGCTAATAATAGAATGGTATAATGCCTGGGCACTAATAGAAAGTAACATCTCTTTATTTATACAATACATGATATCTAAGAAAAAACAAAGGTATCTTGTACCAAAGAGTCAGATCATGTTTTTAAAGGATCTAGGTGCTAATACTAACGTATACCAAGAGTATGGTTGGAGAAATACTGGTAATTTATTTAAAGGTCACTTATTAAGTTATGCTATTGAATATTGTAAGGAGGAGTTAGATACAGTTACAAAACCGGATGGTACAATTGTTAAGACTAAATATGGTATAGAAAGAATTCCAGATCCAATGTTACTCAAAGAGATGCAAGAATATACAGATGGTCTGAACGTGGATAGACTTGTAGCATTTACAGCATTAGTTGCATTTATGAGAGTGCAACAATCTAATAGGGGATATGCAAGAAGAACTATAATGGATGATGCCGCTAAAAACTTGCAAAAGTCAGAAAATTTGTTTAAATTAAATAGTAGTCCATTTAGGCACATGGGTAATAACGGTAGATTAACAAATGGTTCGGTATTTAAAAAATCACCATTTAAAAATATAAAATAACTATGCAGGTATATAACGCATTACAGTTAAAAAAAGGAGCTAAAACAGAACAAAATAGGATGGGTAGTATTACCCAGCCTCTACAGTTTTTATCTAAGAAAGATAAAGATGAAGAATGGGCAGCTTGGAACTTAGACTGGTTAGAATGGAATGGTCTTAAGCAAATCAGAAGAAATGCAAGAAGACTAATGAAGAACTATAAACTTGCAAAGGGAATTATAGATAGAACAGATTATATAATTGAGGAGAATAATGAATATAGAGATATAGTAGAAATATTAACCAGAGAAGAAGCAACAGCTCTTGAGTTAAAGTTCTATCCAATTATTCCAAACGTAATTAATGTGTTAGTAGCAGAGTTTGCTAAAAGATCAACTAAACTGACATATAGAGCGGTAGATGAGTTCTCATATAATGAGATGCTAGAAGAAAAAAGACAGATGGTAGAAGAAACTCTTTTAGCAGATGCACAGTTAAAAATTGTTACTGCATTAATAGAGCAGGGAATAGATCCTCAAGCACCTGAAGTACAAGAGCAAGTATCACCAGAAAATCTTAAAACATTACCAGAGATAGAATCTTTCTTTAAGAAAGATTATAGATCTATGATAGAGCAGTGGGCATATCATCAGCATAAAGTAGATGTTGAAAGATTTAGAATGGATGAGCTAGAGGAAAGAGCCTTTAGAGACATGCTTATTACAGATAGAGAGTTCTGGCACTTCCACATGATGGAAGATGACTATGAGGTAGAACTCTGGAATCCAGTAGTTACATTCTATCACAAATCTCCAGATGCAAGATATATATCACAAGGTAACTGGGTAGGTAAGATAGATATGTTTACTGTATCAGATGTAATAGACAAGTTTGGATATATTATGTCTGAAGAACAATTAAAGGCATTAGAAGCAATCTATCCTATTAGATCTGGTGGTTATATAGTTGGTGGATATCAAAATGATGGTACATATTATGACGGCACAAAATCTCATGAATGGAATGTTAATATGCCTTCTCTTGCATATAGACAGTATACAACTGCAGTTGCAAACTCAATTACAGATGGTGGCGATATTATAAATCAAATACTTTCACAAGGTGAAGATTACTTTGATCAAGGTACTGCATATCTATTAAGAGTAACTACAGCATATTGGAAGTCACAAAGAAAAGTTGGTCACCTTACAAAGATTTCAGAAACTGGAGAAGTTGCAAATGAAATTGTTACAGAAGATTATGAAGTAACAGACAAACCAATATATGATAATAGATTATTCAAAAACAAAACTAAAGATACTCTTGTACAAGGTGAGCATATAGATTGGATTTGGATTAATGAAGTTTGGGGTGGTATTAAAATTGGTCCAAACATTCCTTCTTTCTGGGGTATGAATAATCCAGGAGGATTCTCTCCAATATATATTGGTGTACAAAAAAATAAAATTGGAGCATTAAAGTTCCAATTTAAAGGAGATCAAAGTTTATATGGTTGTAAGTTACCAGTAGAAGGTTCTGTGTTCTCAGATAGAAATACTAAGTCTACTGCACTTATAGATCTAATGAAGCCATATCAGATTGGATATAACATTGTAAACAATCAGATTGCAGATATCTTAGTAGATGAACTAGGTACTATTATCATGCTTGATCAGAATACTCTACCTAAACATTCTCTTGGAGAAGACTGGGGTAAAGGAAACTATGCTAAAGCATATGTTGCAATGAAGAACTTCCAGATGTTACCTTTGGATACATCTATTACAAATACAGAGAATGCATTAAACTTCCAGCATTTTCAAAAACTAGATCTTTCTCAGACAGAAAGATTAATGTCAAGAATTAGTTTAGCTAATCACTTTAAGCAACAAGCATATGAAGTAATAGGTGTTAACCCACAAAGAATGGGTCAACAGTTATCTCAAACTACAGCTACCGGAGTAGAACAAGCTTTACAAGCGTCATATGCACAGACAGAAGTATTCTTTATTCAGCACTGTGATTATCTAATGCCAAGAGTTCATCAAATGAGAACTGACTTGGCACAATACTATAACTCTACAAAACCATCTGCAAGACTTACATATACAACTTCTGCAGATGAGAAAGTAAACTTTGAAGTAAATGGTACAGATCTCTTAATGAGAGATTTAAATATTTATTGTTCTACAACTGCTAATCATAGATCTGTATTAGAACAGTTAAAACAAATGGCTATTCAAAATAATACTACTGGAGCAAGTATTTATGATCTTGGAAGAATAGTACAATCTGATTCAATTGCAGAGCTTAATAATGTTCTTAAAGCTTCTGAAGAAAAAATATCATCACAAAAACAACAAGAACTACAGCAACAACAGCAAATGCAACAACAGCAATTACAGTCAATGCAGCAAACTGAGAAGATGAAACTTGATGCACAAGCTGCTGAAAAAGAAAAAGATAGACAAAGAGATATCTTGGTTGCTGAAATTAAAGCAGCAGGTTATGGCTCTATGGCAGATGTAAATAAAAATCAAATATCTGATTATGCAGATGCTATGAAAGAGATAAGACAGTCAGAAGCTTATGAGCAACAAACAAGTTTACAGATTGAAAAGCAATCTAATGAAAACTTAAGACAGTCTCAGAAGATGGATATAGAGAGAGAAAAGATCATGGCACAGAAAGAAATAGCAGATAAACAGCTACAAATAGCCAGAGAAAACAAAAATAAATACGATAATAAAAATAAAAATAAAGAAAAAGAATAGTACTTAGCTATATAGTGCGAAAAATAAATTTTATTATTATAAATTTTTGAAGTTTATTTCTTATATTAAATTATAAACAAAACCAACACATATGGAAGAATTAGAAAACAAATCTGACAAAGGTCAGGTACAGGACTCTACACTGGTAGGGAATGTAGATGTAAATATTGATGAGATGTTTGGAATGCCGGGAGCAGAAAATGTAATGCTACCAGTAGAAGAAGAAAAACCAAAATCTGTATTTTCAAAGGAAACTACAGATACCTCGTTCCTTGACAAGCCTGCTTCTAAAGAAGAAGTAGCAAAGAAAGAAGAAGTAGAAGAAACTATAGCTGAGCTAGATAGTTTAATTACTCAAGAAGAA